GAACCAACTACCTGTACGACAATCTCCAGATAGTTAGGAAGACTAGCTAAAAAACTAGAAAAATCCATTATTGTTCTCCTTATTGTTATTATCTCCCAAACAGGGAGCTATTGTTTATTTATATTATTATCACTTACTGCACCAGATTTCCGAGGATATAAATCGGTCAGAAGGTCAAAATTTGTTACCTTATCTGGAACAAATTGTAAATATGAATGAAGCAAGTATTTAGTCCCGGATAATACTGGACGACCAGCATGGGGAAACATAAAATTAGGAGGGAAAACTATTAATCTACCTCTTTTCGGTTTCACATGATAATTAATAGAGGTAAATAGAGTCTCTCCTCCAGAATCAACATCATTCAAATACCAAAACAGAGACAAATATCTTCTACATAATCCCATATCGGTTGCATCCGTATGTTCATCAATCCTGTCATTAGTATTTGGTAGATACCGTTTTATCCTAAACGCCTCATATGTGTATTTTTCTTGCCTTAAATGAGAAGGATATTTTAGATCATTAAGATACAGATTCGTATACTTCATAAGTCGCTTTTTTAAAAAAACGCCATAATTATCTTGCCATTCTGGAAATAAGCCAAAATCAATCTCAGTAAACTTCTTGTATAATAATTTCCCCTCAATAGTTTTAACAAAAGGAGTAGAATTTCCAGTAGAGATTTGATTGTCTGTTTTATTTTCAAAATCAGAAATTAAAGATTCGCAAAATTCTGAATCTAAGGTGTCATCATATACTTTAATATAATCCTTTATATACCTATTCATACAATCACCTCCGAAAAATCACGCCTTTCTTTTGAAATTCTTTGCCCAACAGAACTCTGATCCATCATAGGAACATCATTTATATTTTCCTGTGCGGATTGGTCTACATCATATAGTCTCATTTTCGTCCTATCTACACCTACTACAAATCTTCGATGAACAGTTGGATCATTATATCTATTTTTCAATTGTTTAACCATAATTTGGTTTAGCGAGTCTAACTCTTCACTCGTAATTAACGCAAGAAATAAATCAGCCGTCGCAGGAAGACCAAATGATTCGGCAGTATTCTCCATTCCAATATCAGAACTTCCAAATCCCTCGCGGTTAACTTGGGTGGCCGTTATTAAAGGAACAGCCTGCTCAACCGCAAACCCGCGCAACTCCTCGGCAATACTCTTTATGTAAGTATATGAATTAATGCTTCCCCCCGGTTTCATTCTTGAAGAAGTGCAAATGTTAATGTAATCCACAATTATAATATCAGCCGAAAATGATTTCTTCATAGTCAATTCATTTATAAGATGCCTAAAGTGACCAACTCCTGCTTGGGCTGTGGGATATTCTTTGATGATTAATTTTCCGGTTGTATTCTTTCGTATTCTTTCGACTTTTTTGTCGTATATACTCTTCGGTAATTCAGTCAAATCTTTTAGTGGGGTGTTTAATAAATTGGCATCGATGCGTTCTGAAATTCTTTCTTCTGCCATTTCTAATGTGATGTATAGGACATTTTTTCCTTGCGTCAAATACCATGACGCAAGATGACACATCACTAATGTCTTTCCTGTACCAGGACCTCCCATAAAAACATTGAGCGTCTTATTCATCAAGCCGCCATCAGTTATTTTATTAAAAAAGTCTAAGTCAAATCTAAAGTGACTATCTTTTTTATGATAGAATTCAAAACGCGATTCACTATCTTCTAGGTAATCATGCCCTACATGAGAATCAAATGACACCGCCAAGGCATCACTTAATAGTTTTGGGATGGCACCCTTCTCTTTATCTTTTGATTTATCGTCTAATATTTGTATAGATTCTAATACCGCATTATAAACAGACCTCTCCTGACAAAATTTTTCAGTCTCGTCTTTCAACCATTTTGAATTAACTTCTGTTTCCGGACTATTTAAAATCTCTATAATAGAATCAACATCAGAACCATTTAACTGTTCATCTTTGTTTACGTCAATATACAATGTTTCAATTGTTGCGTGAGAATTATACTTTTGAAAAAATTCAAAAATATGTTCAAACAAAACTCGTTCCGGCCGTTCAGAAAAATATTCACTCTTTAGAAAGGGGATCACCTGCCGGGTATATTGTTCGTCTTGCAACAGATTTTTCAGTATCGTTATCTCTATCCTCGACATCTTCATCCTTCACAAATATGGTTTCTTCTTTATTAGAAGCAACCCAATTATTTACTATATCCATTAATACGCTGGCCAATAAATCATTAAATTCTTTTTCGACCTCTGTTGGATAATCAACGCCTTTAATATTATCTGGTATATGAATTATATCATATTCATAATTTAGTGATCTACTCTTATCTGGATTGTCTCTTCCTTCTATCTTAAATCTTCCATAACGATATATTAGCCCAGCAAATTTACCATATAACAACTCAACACATCTATATTCGGCATCTGGGTTATTTGGATGCTCTACAAATTTATAATTTTGATCTGTGCTTAAATAGGTCTCATCAAAATTTGGATCAATTACCATTTTCTTAATTGGTGTTAATAGATTCTCCTCCGAGAACTTCTCTTCCGTCATTTTCTATTTCACTCCCATAGGCAAATTCTTTTTGACAAATGGCATCTAATTGATCTAGAATCTCCTTTGTAAAATACTTTTCTGGGTTCTTGTAAATGGCCTTGCCGAATACCTTTGTCCCATCAGGCACTTCAATTCTCGTAGATACCTTCTTAAATACTCCATGTTCAACCGCAAGATCAATCAGTCCATAATATCTATTTAGGCCAGTATCATATCGAAGTAGCACATCCACTATTTTATTTTCTTTTGTCAATCGAGATTTGTGGTTTTTACAATGAATTACATGACCCACAACTTCGGTTCCCTCCTTCTCCTTCTTGCGCGAAAGGTAAATAATATAATCGGCCGCATACTTCAACCCCGCTCCTCCCCCCATTTCCTTCTGGGGAAACATAGACCCAATGACATCATAGGTATGATTCGTCACAACCATGGGCACCTTTGCCCGCCCGAGCTTTAAGGTAAGCACCCGAAACGCAGCCTTGAGAATTGCTGCCCGAGTCATGTCCTTTGTCTCTTTGCCTTCGGTACTGTCTTCCATTTCCTTTGTAGTCGAAAGCATACCAAGACTATCAAGACATATCAACAATGGGCGTCGATCCTTTTCATTGTCGTCCATATACTTATTCAAAACCAACAAGGTTTGATAACGAAACGCCTGCACCGTTGCAACCGGAACAATAACTAATCGTTCAATATCAATGCCGCGCTCCAAAAGCATTTTCTTTGTAATAGCCGATTCACTCTCAAAGAAAATAACTCCGCCAGTAGGATTGTCCTTCAAGAATTGGCTAACCATACCCAATGCAAAATAAGTCTTTCCAGTAGAAGATTCCCCAGCAAGCGCAGTAATCTTATTACCAGGAAGCCCCTTGTAAATAGAACCAGACAAGAGAGCATTCAAAATATACGAACCCGTATCAATATATCTATCCACATCAGCATAAGTATCCACGAACTCATTTTTCTTTGAGAGTTCAAAGGCCAATGACCGAATATCGTTTCCCATCTTAATATACCTCCTTCACCTTATCACAAATTCCCAATTTCAATGCTTCCTTTGCAGTCAACCATCGGTCTTCTGGAGGAAGCAAATAGTCCCGAATCTTTTTTACAGAAAGCCCTGTACATTTCTTATAATGATTAACCATCATATCAGTTGTAATGTCATATCCTTTTTGGGCCGCAAATAGTTCATGCTCTTTTCCATATGCCCCCCAGGAAAATTGGTGAGAAAGAATTGATGTGTTTGGAGTAATGATTCGCCTTCCTTTTTCTCCAGACATGAAAATCAAAAGCCCTGCACTTGATATTTCGCCAATACCAACTGTATTAATAATGGTGGTAGATCCCTTCATGGTATCTATTAACGCAAAGGCATCAGTAAGTGACCCACCAGGTGAATTAATAATCAATGTCATTTCTGCCCAAGGATCTTCTGCAAAATCGTTTTTCAATATCCATTCGATCACTGGTTTGCAAGTATCAGAATCAATTCCTGCCATTAGAAGATACATTCCAGATTCTTCTAACGAAGTTTTTTCTATTGCTGCTATGTCTACCATAATTTATAACACCTCACCTTAATTAAAAAAGCTCTCCAACGTAAATACCTTTTCAGTATTCCAACCAATCTTTTCTAGAATAATAGTCAACGGATCTATAAACGCCTTTTGAAATTGCTTATCCCGGTCGAT